ATGTTTTGCGTTCTGTCAAGACCGCCAACAATTGACTTCTCAAGACGACGACCTTCTTCATTAGACACGTTACCAAGCGCACCGCCTGTTTTAGACGCTTCGCGCATATCCTGCAACGCCTGAAAGCCGCCCTTAGCAAATATCTTATCGTACAGCGCCTGCGCTCGGCTACCTGCTTGGCTTACGCTTGGCGTGCGGCCATAAATTGGCCCTGTAATTTGATTCAAACCTGGATCATCTCGAAGACGCTCCAAGTCTTTAATAAACAAATCAGATTTGCTTTCAAACCCTTTGACAGCTTGTGTGGCCTGCGGAAATACTGCTTCACGTTTTTGAATGTCTTTGTTCGACAATCCCGGCGCTGCTGGACCACCAGGGATAGGCTCAAGATCACCCGACGGCGTAAAGCGATACCCTGAAGGAGGCTTAGGTGCTTCAGATTCTTTTGGTGCTTTTGTTGGACCTAAACCCATTATTTGAACTGTAGCGGGCGTAAACGGTGTTTGACCGGCAGCTTGTTCACGAGTGCGTAAAACTGGCTTACCGTTTTCGAGCACCGGTACAAGCGGTTGCGGTGGTGGGGGCGTGCGTTGAGCGCTTTGGAACGCTTGATAACCTTCTTGTGTGGCTGGATAGCCAAGTGACATCATTGTGCGAAGCGTCTCAGGCGGTAGTTCAGCACGCAACTGGTTTTCAAGCTGCATTTTAAGTATTGCCGCTTCAGGTTTACCAACCTCACCTAATTGGCTAACTCGTCGAATTCTATTGATCAACTCTTGCGTTTGCGGGCTTACTGTGGGTGCGGCGGCAGCCCTTGGCGCTGCCAAAGCATTAGCAGGCGGTGTCTCAGCCGTTGCAGCGGCAGGCGCTAATGCGTTAGCAGGCGCGGGCGCGCCTTCTATATCGCGTCGGTATTGTTCGTAATTTTTTTGGTTCTGTAATTTCTCAAGTATCGCCATACCAGATTGAACAAACTGAGGTCTGCCGGTGCTAACCATAGCTTGCGCGGCTGCTTCTAAGTCTGGTGGCCCACCTTTAGCTGTAATGGCCGATCGAATTTGATTTAGCGCTTCGCGCTCTTGCATCAGTTCATCCATCTTAAGCGCGTTCAGTTGCGCCGCAGACGCTTTGCTGTACTGGTCAAGCGGGTCTTGTAACTGAAGACCTCGGTAAGACAACGCGATGTTCGGATCAACAAGAGCCATGATTAGCCTCCATAGTAGGTGTAGCCACCATAACTGTAGTCAGTAATAGGCGCAGCAGCGGTAGGTTGTTGAGGAAAACGAGCGTTTAAATAATTCTGACCTTGCTGATAATTCAAATACGTCCCAAGACCTTGCGACAATGCGTTAGCGCCGCCGATGTACCCTGACGCTCGCGCCTGCCCCGCAGCGCCTAACGCTTGGCCGACGTTGCTCGCCATCGCCTGCCCTGCCTGACCTAGCTGGTTTGTTGCCGTTTGGCCTACGCCTGCTAGCGACTGTAATGGGTTCAGACGCGCATTACGCTCGGCTTGATACCGGTTAAAGGCGTTCATGTACTCCTGTGACGCTAAATCCTGACCGTAGCGTTGAGCACCTCTTAACATGCCGCCTGACAGCAAGCCCCCACGCGCTGCTGCCGATCGCTCTAGCGCCTTCATACCTTCGCTCATACGGAAAGCGTAGCCTGGGTCTTGCTGAAACTGATCCATACCGAACGGCGTGTATTCGGTTGCCAACGGCGTGAGCTTGTTAAGCGCCGTAATGCCCGCCTGACGCCAAGGCTCTTGCAGTTCAACTTGGCGCTCAAACTGCTGCATCTGCAAGTCAGCAGCGCGATTAGCAGCGTCAGCTTGTGTGCTGGCAGCTTTCTTAGATGCGCTAGAACCTATTAAAGAACTACCGACGACGGCGGCGGCGATCATCCAAGGCATGTCAATTCTCCTTTAAGCACTGGGCCATGTGCTGCGCTTCAGATTTATCGCCAGACGTAATTAATACTTCGTCTATTTTGTCTTCGTCAGAGCAGTCAGTTGCATGGATACAGTACCAAACAACATCTGTAAGCGATTTTACGCCGTGATGTTTATTAGCTTCAATAGTTAAACACGCAGGCGCATGAACTTCAGATCGAACGCCGTCAACCATAAGTTCAACAGATCCACTCGCCAAAATCGACAAATGATCAAACTTATGTTTGTGCGAAACAAGTACACAACCCGCTGGAATGCGGGTTTCTTTAGCGTAAACGCCTGAACTAAAGTGATGGTAGATCATTACGTCACTTCGCGCCCACTAACGCGCATGTTGATGGCGCTAGCCGTACCAGCAATCGTGCTGATGAAATCGCCTGCGCCCAGCACCTGTCCGACCAACTCAGGAAACGTATAAACCTCAGACGCCTGTAGTGTCTTAGTCTTCGTAATCAAGTTAGTGTTACCCGCTGATCCTGCTGCTGTGACAAGATTGACGCTAATCGTTGCAGCGCTGGCGCTGTAGTTGGTCGCCGTAAACTTGTCAATAATAGCCGTCACACCTGTTGCGGTGTACTGCGTAGTTTGTGATGATTCGACCGTCTTGGCCGGAACAAGCACTTTAACGGTAACTGCCATTATTGAACCCCTTCAATGTTGTTACTGACAGTAAGAATAATGCTTGGCACAGCCGGATAAAACGCAGAAGATGCAAACGATGTTAGTTGCACCGTTACATCATCAACCGCGTACATGACTTCGACGTAATCGCCAGCATTAAGTTTAAAAAAGTACCCAATAGTAGCAAGTTGTTCGTTGTTATTGCCTTGCAATCGTAGTTGACTGTTGCTGTTAGGTACGTCAACGCCGTTAATTCGGGGCCATATCCAGATAAGACCTACACCACCAGTCGTCTTATCCAGTTGGATACTGAACAAAAAGTTATAGATACCACGCTCATCGACGTAAACTCTTGACGTTGGTGACCCGATATAGACGCCGTTGCTGACATCAGTGGTGTCAAACGTAACAGCGTAAGGCGTATTGATCGCAGCCGGGATCTGGGAGGTAGTGTCAAGAAACTGGCCGTACCGCGAACGCTTGAACTCTCGTGGTGGCGGCGTTACTTGCAACGCTTGGATCTGACTTTGCAGTTGAGCAATGTCGTTAATTAAACTGTTTGGCTGTGTCTCTAAGTTCTGACGCAGTGCATCAATTTGCTGTTGCAACGACCCAAGCTCGCTAGGCGGCTGAGTCTGCACCTCTTGCGCCAACGTCTGAAGCGCAGCGTCATACGAAGCGATAAGCGACTCTAGCCCTAGGCTAGCGATACCATCGTTAGCTGCAACATCAGCAACGCGGTACAACGACAAGAAGAACTGATACCAAGCGCGGTCGATCAACCCTGTGCGTGCGTCGATAAACGGCACACGCGGTGGCGTGATCGGCGTCGGGGTGGCGCTAGGATTAGGCATTGGTAGGACTGATCAAAAGTTCTGCGCCCATCAGCGCTGTCTTTACAGGGTCAGTCATCGACAACTCGTACACCCGATCGCGCAACTGTAGCGTCATACCCAGTCTACGGAACCACACGCGTCGGTAATATTCGCCTATCTTGCCAATCGATGCTGTGCGATAGTTGGACCACGTATGCCCGCCATCGTCTGACCAGCGCAGCATGACCTCGGGGTCAGCGCCTTGTACGCCCGCCATTTCTTCTTCGATGAAATATGCGCCATCTTCAGACACTAAAAAGTAGTCGTTAGTCTCGATAATGTCTGTCGTTAGGTAGATCGACTCTACAGACGTGTCCTCGTCAATCAGCGAATCGCCACCCTCAGACAACAAGAAATAGTTGATGGGTTCTGTGACATCCGTGGTCAGGTAGCTGTCTTGCAAAGGTATGCCGTTCAGACCAACGCCCGACTCGATGTCGATCTGCATCGAATGCTGCGCGGTGCGCTTGAGGTTGTTCTGACCGGTGGGCAGCGCCCGCCACGACCGCAGCCACTTTTGCGTCTGACCGTTATCAGCGTAAGTATTTAAGTCAAGCGCGTAGATATTGCCGTTTTCATAGTCGCCAACGACAATTTTATTGTTAAACGCCATCTGGCAATTGCTGCGGTGCCGCGTAAACAATCCGTTATCCCAACCAGCACGCTCATGCCATGCGCCTGTAGCGACGTCGTAAACCCAAGTTGCGTTGCCACTAGGGAACGTTAGGACGTAAAAACTATGGCCGTCTTGCTGATAGGTGTAGGCAATCGCGTTGGTTAGTGTGCTGTACTGCTGAATCTGCCATTCGACGGCGTGCGTACTGATGCGCTGTCCGGTGTAGCCGTTAGCGCGGTAGACAATACCTTGCCCACGAGCGTCTGCACCAAGCCAAAACAGCCCGTTATCCATCTTGGCAATCGTGTACGCGGAGATGCACCCGATCTCATTAAACGCGCCTTGGATGCGCTGAAGCGGAAAGTCAGACGACCCTGTGTCATACCAGACCTCAACCGTTCCTGTGCCGTACACCCATACTTCGCGGTGATCGACAATAAGGCCCACCACGCCATCAGGCGAGCCTTCTGCGCTAGCAAAGTCAAGCGGGTCGATGGACGTGCCATCAAGCAGTTGCGTGACCCAGATGCGCTGGCTATTAGGCTCGTTAAAGACAAAATAGCCATCAAGGTAGCCAACCGTCACCGCGCCAGGGAAATCTTCGTCCAGTATTTGCGCGAACGTGTTGGTAAGGTTGTTATAGATGTAGCTTGGCCCGTTAGCCGCGATGAAAACTTGCGTACCGTTATCAGCAATACTGACCGGCCCAGTGCCTGCTATAACGCCAAGCAACGTCGGTGCGTAACTGGTTGTGATTTTGTATAGCGAATTGCCGGATACTACAAACGCAACGCTGCTGTCAGACGAGAAGGTCCATAGACCTCTGATCGGTCCTGTACCTATGGTTGCAAGTTTTAACAGCCCAGGACAGCGCTGAAGAAACGCGGGTTCTTTGCCACCCTCGGGTACAACTTCCGGAAACAAATTGACCATCCTCGCATCGGCTGCGTTGACGGACCGTGCAACGTAGGACGAGCCTAGGATCGGCGTTTTCATTAGAAGTTGTTAGCGTAGATGTTGTACCGTTGACGCGTTGCAACAATCGGGTATGGGATAGCCATAAGATCGCCGGGGAAGTTGATACGCTTGATGTTGCGCTTGCTTGTCATCGCAATGCGCTGCACTTGAGGCGATGGCTCAACACCAAACTCAGGTGCTAACTCACAGGCTAAGTTGTAGCGAAACGCACGCAAATAGCCTGGCGGGAAATAAATATCTGTAGCAACGCTCGATACTTCATCAAGCGTCTGCACCGAAATGATGTGCCACTCTAGCGCCTTAATGGGTACAGGGTAGACATACATTTCGATGTTCGGAAACGTGTTGTTGACCCACAGAACTTGCGGATACGTCGATGTGACCGTCTTAAACGCGATGCCATCGTACTGCTGCTGGTTGATCAACTTAACGCCAAACGATAGTCCAGAGGAAGGATCTTTAAAGTACGTGGCGTCGTCGATCTCAATAGGACGATTACCCACAAAGTCGCCCGTTGGACCTAACGTGCGCGAAAGGACGTTAGCAGGCCAAGTGAACACTTGATCTTGCGTACTGAACACTGACAGGCGTTCGGTGTCCCAAGACTGAATCATCTGGTTCATCGCCATGATGGAGTCTTGCATAACAGCCGCAGAGGGCGTTTCACCTTCCGCTAATACGCCAAGGAGTCTAAGCGACCCGTCAATGAGTTCAGCAGCAGTGGTCATAGTTCGGCCTCCTGAGTCCTACGACTGCGACGACGAGGTTGGAGTTCGTTAACAGGCTCAAGTTCGTCTGGCGCAGCATCAACAGTCAAGTTGTTGGGATCGTAATCTTCCCAACCGTTCTCTCTGTCACGGTCAGCTTCCATGTCAGATGTTGCAACTTTAGCACCATGCGAGGTGTGGCGGAGGTAGATGACGGCCATATTTTAATTGGGGGCCGAAGCCCCCCTTCCTTACACGCAGTGGATAAGAGCAAAATTAATAACAACTGCTTCCGACAACGATCCACCCGAAATGTTGCGTACTGTAATAGTCGCCGCCCCAGCACTTAAACCAGATACCCAGCAGTTATACGCGCCCGCAGTAGCACCGCCGCTTACGTTCAAAATCAAAATGTCGTTCGTAGAAATGAACGAGTTGTTCAACGTAAATGTTACGTTGGTTACGCTCGCCAAAGCTGCGTTGTTCATCGTGATTTGACCGGCAGACTTGTTCAGCGTTACGGCTGTAGACTTGCTAGTAGCTTGAGTTACCGTACCTTGCGCGGCTGCTGTATAACCAAACTGCTCATCGGACAGCACGTACTGTGCGCCGATAATGTCTTGGTCTGTGTAAGCAACGCCAATAGGCTTAGTGTTTGACATAGCTAATCCTTTTAAAAATAGGGGGCGAACCCCCTATCAATTACGCAATACGATAAGCCGTCCAAGTACCGGTACCGGTCTTGCGTGCTAGCCACTGCGAAGACGTGTTAGCCGATACCGCAGCGGTACCAACAATCGTCCAGCCCGTACCTGCGGTTACGGTCACAGCGTCAGTACCATCAATGTTGACGACTGCAAACGTGAACGCAGCGTTGACCTTAGCTGCCGAAGAAATTTCATCTTCGAGCAACGCAACGGTCGGCAACGTCATAGCACCAGCGGTGCCATCAAACGTGAACAGACCATTAGCCAGTTGCGCGGCGGTGACCGTTGCTGCGCCGGTTAGCGCAGTGGGTGCACCTTGGACAAACAACAAAGCCTCGCCGGTATTACCGTCGTTGTACTGATAGCCACCAGCACCGTTAGGAATTGCCATGATAGATCCTTTCAAAAAATAATTTGGTAGGGGGCCGAAGCCCCCTTATTGATTAGCCCCAGAGACGAACGCCCATTTGAGGACGGATCACGCTGTAGCCGTACAGCACGTCAATACGGCAGGGCATACGGTCGTTGTTGATGTCGTACTGGCGGACAATACGCATCGAAATACCGTTATGAACCTGACGCGACGCCATATCAACGCCTTGCGGCATCATCAGATCGGCGGTAGCGAACGTGATTGCATCTTTGTGGTAGACCAAGTTTTGTGGGTACTGCGATGAAGCTGCACCAACAAACGTTACGGCCTTGCTAGTAGCGGGGAGGCTATCTACGGTAGCTAAAGCGTTAGCTGCCGAATAGATAGGAGCAACAGTGATGTTACCTGCGCCAGAACCGTTAAGCGTGACGTCAACCGTCGCAACGAACTGGAACAGCGATCCAGTGGACTCGCGTGTCTGTGGGTTAACTGCATAGCAGTCAGCCACGGTAAACACATCGCCAGCCTTAACCGTCGCGCTAGCACCAGCGCCTGTGATGGCGATAGTGGTTGCGCCTTCGCTTGTCACAGCAGCCGAGGTCGTGCCGCCGGTCGCTGTACGCGAGCCAGTGGTGAACTGCTTGATCGACTGAGACATGTTGATCTCGTCAAACCCGAGCACACCCATACCCATCATGCCGTTTTTGAACTGGCGGCTGATCGTATCAGTGGGGTTGAAAAGACCTTTCATGCCTTCGACCAATCCAGCGTTAGCAGCTGGGTTGACTGTGGCGTAACGGGGCGACATGACCGCAGCGTTCTCGTTGAGCTTTTGCTGTGCTTGCAACAGAACCAGCGATGTAGCAGGCGTTGTACCAGGCGTACCAACGGTGTTACCGATGTATTTGTACGAGTTTGCAACGTCAGCGTCGATGCTGGCAGCAAGCTGGCTAATACGAGGCTTAAGCACACGCTCTGCGAAATCGTCCAACTGCAACGTCAATTCAGCAGATGTGAAGTTAACGCCGATGTGCTTTTGCGAAGCAACAGTCAACGTGGTGAACTGCTCGTTGTCGCTCTGAACTTGCAGCGCGGCGCCGTCGGTAACCAGAGCGCGGTCCGGGAGGCGGATACGCAGGGTTGAACCAATCTTAGCGCCTTCGACAGCAAAACTGTCGTCGTACTGACGGTTTACGTTACGGGTTAAGACAAGATTATTCTCAAGGATTTCAAGCGCCTTGCGGGTAATCATGTCAATGGTAAGTAGGCTATTTGCCATGACAATTCCTTTTTAAAAAGTTAGCGGACTCGGTTCTGAGCTTCCCATTTCTTAATCTGCCTTTGACGCTCGGCTTCAATCCACTCTGACGTTGACATTTCCTTTATCGAACGCGGGTCAGTCGTGTCTAAAACTCTTGCGTTGCCACCCCGAGGAGTGACAGGCTGAATCGGCGCTGGGGCACTCGACGATTTTTTAACAGGAGGATTTTCACTTAACTTAGCTTCGATCTTCCCAATCTCTTTTGCCTGCAAAAAAGGCGACAACTTGGCAATACGATCAGCTTCTTTTGGGTTAGATCCAAGGTAATACGCTACCTCGGGGCCAATATCAGAGGCTTGAATCGTCTCAGCCATCACTGTCGTGATTGGAAGACGGGGGTTGTACGCGACTTGTTCAAAGTCTTCGTACTTAGACCGCGCTTCTTCTTCGCGTTCGTGATAGACCTCAAGAACTTCGGCACGCTGTCGTTCTGCTTCACGTCGTGCAAGTAACTCTGCTGCCTTCCGTTCGGCTAGCGCTTCCGCGTAGTCTTCGGTCGATGCAAAACTATCTTGCGTCGGTAAATCACCAGACGGCACATTGGGCGTTGCGGCCCTCAGCTTCTGCTCTCGTTCCCACTTGCGTTGCTCTCTTGCAAGGCGTTTGCTGATCATCGCATCTATTTCAGCCTGGGTGTAACGCTTTTCCTCAGTCTGTTCCGACGCTTGTTCAGCTGCTTCCGGCGCATTTTGTGCACTTTCCGTGGTGGCCGTCACCTCGGGTGCTGGCGCGGATTCTACTTCCGCTAAGGCTTCTTGAACTTGCTCAGTCATCTTCGTTCCAAAGGAACCCTGGTCTACCGGGCCAGTACGGGTAATTAAACTTAAGTCTGGGGCAATCTTACATTAACTGTCAACTAAAACTTAATAGGCTGGCGAAATCAAACTTTTTTGCGACTGCACATAGAAGTTACCAGCAGCTAACGTAACGCTGCCGCCCGTGTTGTTGGACAAAATTAACGTGGTTGCGTTGGTTGCATTGACGTAACCGAATACCGTAACACCCTGCAAATCCTTATCGTATGCCGCAGTAACCATATCACCCAGCGCAGCGCCAGGCGTCGTTATGTTGACCGTCGTACGAGCGCCATTAGCAATCGTTGTTGATCCGTACGCTTGCGTGCCGTACGCTACTGGACCTTGATAGCTAGTGGTTGTCGATAGAACGCTTACGTTGCCGGTTTTATTGGTGGCAAACTGATTGCCTGTAACCATTAGACCTTCCAACAGCGCACTTTGTTCGACGTAACCATACGTCTGCGTACCGCCTGCACCGTTAGAGTCGTAGCACAAATTACCGCTAAACAGCGAGTAATTAGCGTTGTATGTTGAAGTGCCGTATCTTGCGACAATACCTGGTGAATTAGCGGTTTTTCCGTTGTTAAAGCAGTAGTTGTTGGCGCAAATACTGTTCTTGCCGCCTTGGTCAATGCCACTGCCAGCGTTGTCGATGCAGTAGTTACCCGAGATAATAGACAGCGCGGCCCAGTTTTCGATGCCTTGGCACACGTTTAAGTTAACGTCAGTACCTACTGAATCGCCGCAGTAGTTATTTAGGATCTGCAAGGATTTGCAGTTGGGGTCTTGCTCAGTCGTAATACCGCCACCAAACCGCCATCCTGATATGTAGTTGTTTGCGATTGTGCTTGCAGACATCGACACATTCAAGGCGCTATTCAGCATGATGTTGTTCGAGATAGTCGATTGCGTCACAACACCTGCCGACGTGGATACTAAAATCGCTTGGTTCTGCGTATTAACTGCCGTGTTTCGTTTGATGTAGTTGCCGTCAAACAAGTAGCGCGAACCACCGTTTGCTATCAAACCGAACCGATCCATGTTGACAAAACGACAATTCAATACTTTAACGTCAGTGCAAAGCTGGAAGGCAACCAAACCGATGTTGGTAGCAACTGTATAGCTGCCGCCGTCAAAGGTAAGACCTTCAATGACAACATTTGTTTTAGACGCACCAAACAACAAATCGGTCGTTGGCGTCGTAGCGCAAGTAATAGTAGCGTTGTAACCAAGCAAGGTGATGTTTGACACCAAGTTGATTTGAGTGCTTACCACGTAAGTACCGCTAGGAAAGTAAAGCGTCTTGCCTGCTGATTGCGTAATAGCGGTCTGAATGGCCGTTGTGTCATTAGCCACCCCGTCACCCACAGCGCCAAAATCTTTGACGCTAACAGTCTGCGCCAACTTGTTTGAGACGTTGGTGGCTGAACTGCTTGTAAACGGTGGCGTGTACGATATTTGAGTCGCAGTGCCATACGATGACCCGTTGATCTCAGAGTTCGTAAACTTGACTTTTTGCCCTGCCGTCAAACCCGTGTTAAACGTTACTGTCGTGCTATTAGTCTCTGTATACGCGTACTGCGCCCCTGGCCCGTATTGATTAATACCATCAACAAACACTGATAAGCTGTTTGTACCGGGGGCGTACTGCATCGTGGTCAGCGTGAACACTGTCTGACCAGACGTCGCAGTTTGGATCTCTTGGCTGTTGGTGTAATTCAAATAATTTGAATTGATGCCAGTCAAATTATCGTACGTTCCAATCAGCGCACCAGCACTGTCACGCAACACAAACTTGTAGCTAAGACCATCCGATAGCCAGATCTCGCCCGATGAGACGCGCCCTGCTGCGTCCAGCACGATTGGGTTTGTGTGCGCCGTTGAACCGGCTGACGATGTAAAGGTAGCTTGAGGTGTTGTGGTGCCCGCGGCGTATGAGTAAAGTAACCCGCCCGTCAAAGGGTTGCCGCTGCTATCAAAAAACTGTGCTGCCGCGCCACCAAGCGCTGAAATAAAGACGGTCATAGCTAACTCCTTATTGCAGCTCTGACGTTAAACTTTTGTTTAACGGACATGATCATCGTCATTATGATCCGGTTTTTCTTGGATTTGAGGCGTTACTTGAACTTTGAGTTTGTCAATCAAGGCAACCACTTGCACGTAAGGCATGGCGCCTAAAGCATTCAAAATACTATTAAGTTCATTAATATTTAAGTCAAGTTTGATATTCTGCATAGTCAATTCCAAGGCAAATCAACCTTAGTCGCTACAGGTTGTTTTTGCTCGTCAATCTGGTTTTGCACTTCTTGCTCAATCGACAAAACGCCAGCAGGCTCTAAAGCCTCTTTAGTCCAAGCAATGACTTGCTCATGCGTTAGTTGATCAAAAGGTAAGAAGTTGTTTGGGTCAGCAGGTTTAAGCATAACAGCATGGTTTGCAGAGGCTGTTAGCGCACCATCAACGCCTCTAACCGTGAAGTTGCTCAAGACCACGGTGTTTGGCCCAGGCGTTTGCATCACCCGCAGCGATTCAATTTTCCAAGTCAATACTGTTGCCATTATGAAGTCCTTTACGCTACAACAGCAAGTTTGCGAACAGTGCCGCCAGAATCTTTAATCTCTATGTAGCCTGCAATTGATAAAATAGTGCCTGTATACGTTCCAAAACTAACATTACCCGTGCCTTTGGGTGTGAAAAGTATGTCAATGTTTGAGTCGGAACCTCCAGCCATCAATTCAGCACCACTCCCTGTTACACCGCCTCTGGCCTGCAAATAGTTAACTGCTGAAGCAAGATTTCCTACCCTAAACTGTTCACCGCCACCAGTGCTAAAAACATGAAAACCGCTATTTTTAGCAAGATATTGAATAACAACGTTAGCATCTGATCCTTGAGCATTAATTTTGACTCGCGCACTAGATGAATTACCACCAGTGACTTCAAGATAATTGTAAGAATTTGCGGTATGCGCTACGCGAAATTGTCTATCCGTAGAGTTGGTAGCAAAGTCAAAAACACCCGTACCTTGCGTACCAAAATACATGGATACGTTGCTGTCGGACCCTGCGACATAAAACAACGGACTTGAGCCTGTTGGGGAGCCTACGACCTGAAAGTAATTAACGGTAGGTGCGCCAAAAGTGTATGCAAATAGTGATGTTCCGTCAGCCGTACCAAGGGAAACGCCGCCAAGAACACCCTTGCCGGTAAGTCTTAGTTCAATGTTTGTGTCAGTGCCGGTTGCAGCAATCGTTGCGGGATTGCCTGTAGACGACCCACTAAGCGTTAAGGTGTTGGTTGTCCCTGGAAGCGCTAAAGCGCCTGCGTCGCTAAGTGTAGCAACCGATTTTTGTATGACCTTACCCGACGTACCATCAAATCTTGCAAGCGCGTTATCGGTAGAAATCGTATCAGCGCCGCTAACATCACCATAGTCAACACCTGGCACAGCCGCAGCAATAACACCTGAACTTGCTTTCAACAGACCGGTTGTCGATGCTGCTTGAATGCTGTCACCTGCCGTGCCTGCGAACAAAGCAATTTGGTTGTTTACCGAAGAAGCAGGTCCACTTACGTTACCGGCAAGGTCTGTAATGCTTCCGGCAGTGATCTTGTAGCTTGTGCCGCCGCGAGCAATAGGTATTTCATCGCCTGACTGTGCCGGATTACCACTTGGCAACGCCGATATTTTGATGGTTGACATGGTTAGTCCTTACTTTGATATTTATACCGAATCAGCACCGATGGAGTCAGCAGCAACAAATTCAGGCACAATCCACTGACAAGTTGCTTCATCAAGTACAGCGTCTGGTGTTGGTTTTGGTGGGATAAACGCGTCACGAACGGGGTCGTAGGTGTAGCCGACCCCCGCATAATTTTTCCTGAAGTTGCCGTTGTAGCTGGTCTGCTTCCAGTGCGGATAGCCGCCTGACCAGTTTTGGAGAAACCAAACGCCTTTCCATTCTTGCTCTTGGCCGTTTTGGTCAAGCAGTTCGTTGTTGTGAACGACATGGACTTCAAGCACCACGTTGTTCTGATCTAGCTTTGCAAAGTGAGACATGCTTTACCTCAGAATGTGATCGTGCCGTTGCCGGTGAATTTGTAGGTGCGATAACCGCCACTTACTGTAATCGTTGGTGATCCTGTTGTTGCCGATGCTGCTGGATATGTGTCTACATAACGGACTATCACAACACCTGACCCACCGGCTCCCCCGGCAACAGAAGAACCACCAGCAGAGCCACCACCACCGCTACCAGTATTGATCGCCCCAGCAGTGGGTGAACCAACACCACTGGCTCCATTCCCGCCTATACTACTTCCACCAGATCCAGAAGATGTATAACCACCTCCGCCACCGCCTGCTGCATAAAAAACACCTGAGCTAGTAGGCCATTCACTGCCAGTACCGCCGGCACCGCTTACCGATCCAGAAGCGCTTGAACCAGCGCTTCCAGATCCGCCTCCGCCAGCACCACCAAAATTCCCTGACGCATTACTACCTGTTCCGCCGCTATTTCCTTGTGATGGAGATGTAGAAGGTGTATTTCCATTACCTGCTGCACCAGCACCATCATTTCCACCGCCTCCGCCTCCAGATCCGCCGTCACCACCAGTACGCGCCCCCGTTGAATTTGAGCCGCCACCGCCACCGCCATACGCTTTAATGGTATTTGTTCCTGCTCCTGATGGGCTTTCTGTAATACCTGTTCCCGCAATTGATGAATCCCCGCCGGATGATCCACGCGCTGATACTGATGTTGCCCCTGCTCCAGAGTTTCCAACGGTAATCGTATAAGTTGTTCCAAACGTCAGCGTTAGATTTGTTGATGATTTTCTAAAGCCACCAGCACCGCCCCCACCGCCAGAATTAATACCACCTCCACCACCGCCCGCAACAAGAAGGTATTCAATTGAAATTGTTTGGCTAATGGTGTTTGAAGAAACATTGCTATACGAAATCCAGCCTTGCGTTGCGTCAACATAAACTAAATTCACAGAGCCGCGACTTGTATTAATTATTCCGTTCGCTGTTGATCCGTTTAATTTATTGCTGTTAGGGTTAACCGTCAGGTTATTAGTACCCCACGTCCCCGCATAATCTGTCAGCGTAATAAGATTTCCTGCGCTTGGACTAGCAGGTAGCGTGACGGTAAATGCTGCTGAGGTTGTATTACACGGATAGGCATTTCCGGCTACAGCTGTAAACCCCGTGGTCTGCACGGATTGCCAAGAAAGACCGCCACCGCCGCCGGTCGCAGTTAACGTACCAGCAGCTAAAGAAAGACCGGACCCAACCGTTACGTTGGAAAAACCACCCGACCCATTGTTAGCAAGTAATTGCGCGTTCGTACCTGTTGTTGCTGCCGCGTAATCAGTGCCAGCAGCAGCATTGCTAAAGCCTCCAGTACCAGAACCTTTAAGTATGCTTGTGCCTGATGTTGCCGGAGCATAATCTGTACCGCTTGTAGCCGCTGCAATCACACCAGAAGACGCTTTAAGGACACCTGTTGTCGTTGCAGCTTTGATCAATTTGCCCGTTGTGCTGTCAAACAATGCAATTTGATTATCAACTGAGGATGCTGGACCATCTACATCACCACCAAGTGACGCAATGCTGCCTGCTGTAATTTTGTAATTAGCACCGCCACGCGCTATAGGGATCTCATCACCTGATTGCGCTGGGTTACCGCTTGTTAGTGCGGAGATCTTGGAATCTGCCATTGATTACTCCAACTCAAAACGATTATTTGGTGCTGTGCCTACTTCTTGCACAAGATAGCCAGACGTTTCTAAGATAATAAAATTTCCGGAGGGTGGTGTAGGAACATCTTTAGATCCTGAAAATAAAGACGTAATACCCGCTAGCCCTATAGCAACAGAATTTCTAAGATCAACGCCGAAGTAACTCATTGCTTGTTAATAGGCTTACAGTAAGCGGTTCCGTCAGTGCCACCAACCCGCAGAACACTAACACGCCACGGAGCACCAGTGGTATTCAAGGGCACAACAAAAGGTATGGGTGTGTTAGCTGTGATTGCAGTGCTGGCTGTTGTAGCAACAGCGTCTACACCAACTTCAACATAACACGCTACATCGCACCACACTAAGACACCTTGTGGCCCTGCGCCCCACGCTGTCGTGTTGCCAGCCGTAGCACCGGCTGTTGCTGTGTAGGTCGGGTAATCGGTTTTACCCATAGGGTTAAGAAGTTCCATCTTGGTTCCTTATGCAAGAAACTTAAGTTTGTATATTGTACTTAAGTACAGCCCCACAATCTCATCGATGATGTTTTGTATTGCGGTTTCGCTCTTATCACACACTTCATACCTGATTTTTCCGATCTCATCAACTTGATCTTGCATAAAATCTAGGATGTTAGAGGTTTTACCAGCATTCATCAATGAAATTGGGCCAATTAAACCATGTTTGCCCTGATAGGCTTCAGCAAATTTATCGGCTAGATCAACAATCTCGTCGTAAAACTTACCTAGCGCTTTGTGTTTGCTGTAGCTGCGCGTATTTAAGTGTACAGAGTGGGCAACATCACGGGCCAAAAACAACATACCTACAAATTCAGCGCATTTCATGGCTAGCTTTCCTGTGGTACTACATTAGGCATTGGTCTGGCTTGTTGAGCTTCTTCTTGGCGGGCCATAATCTCAGCTTCTAGGCCCATACCCTCTGACTCGGGCATGATTGGACCTTGCATTTGCTGCGGAGGTACTAAATCACCCGCATCGTGCGCCGCAGCAAGCGTGCCCATCACAATATCTTGAATTTGCTCCATCGACATACCGGGCATTGTGGCCGAAATACGCTTAGTTTCAGCATCAAACGCCTTAATTTTAGCTTCAAATTCACGTACTTGGACGTCTCTGGCCTCAATCGACTGATTAACGTTCATCAGCATATCGTGCATCTGCTGCATCTCAGCAGCCATTGCTTCCATTTGCTTTTGAGCCGCTTGTAGTGCTGGATCGTTGTCTTGATCAGCAAGCAGTTGTGGGTCAATTGTCTTGCGAAGCCGTGCTGCCATCTCCTGAGCACCGGGCCAATCCATGTTTTTAACAAACAAATCGCCTGCCACGGCCCACAAGTTGGGGTTGCCCTGCAAGATCTGCGACATGGCGTCCATCGACTCCTGACGCTTGGTCATATAGCTTGGGCCTGTGGTCACCACTACGTCGTAACGGCCTACTGATGGGTTGTAGATCTTATCGATTACCACGCCCGTCTGATCCATGATCTTTTTGACCGGCTCTTGCTGAGTCGGATCGATCTTGACCATGTTGGTTTCACCATCAATACCAACAATTCTAGCAATACGCTGCGTGTCGTAGATTTTTGGTATCAAATCCACCAGTTGACGGGTCACGTAGCGCACAGCACGCGCTAAATTGTCCACATAGTGGTACGTACCGGTGTCAGATTCCTTCTGTCTTGCTAAAATAGCACGTCCAGAACGTTCGTTTGACACCTGGCCCAGACTTGCATCGTACTGGCCTGTGGTAGCTTTGATGTCCTCAGAAGCCCCCATTTTAGCCTGTATGAGGCCCGTTTGAGGTAAAGGTGGTGCAGCACGCTGTGGCAGCGGCAGAATCGATCCTGCGCCGTCTGTAACGTCTGGATTGACCTCTAAATACGGCCAGTTTTGCGTGTTAGCCGTCTTCCACTGGTACTCATAGCCCTCAAACTGACCGCCATACCCAATAAATGGCGCTTTAGGGGCAAGCGCAAGCATTTCAGCTTCTTGGCTTGTCCAGTAGTTATACATCCGTTGGGCATCTTTGGCGTTACGCACAATGCCTGAAATGAAGATACGACCGTCAACTTGGAACTCGTTACCCACTACACGTACGACAGGTATCCAGTTGCCCGCCCACTCACGTTCTTCAAGCACCTCAAAGCCATTGGTTTTCATCCACATGACTTTTTTACGGTCTACCTGACGCTCACGTATGGGCACTAGACCCATCGAGCGCAGCGTAGCGTCTTCGACAGACCCTTTAAACACCGATTTATTGCCAGGGAACAAGTAAAGCGTTTCCCGCTTGTGTGCGATGTAGAAATACTCAGCAATACGGATCGTATCTTCGGTAATCCACTGACTGATGTCTTGGTCGCCAATACCTTGCGCCATGATCGATGACAGCGGCGCAGCGTTAGGATACATGCGCTGGTAGTCTTCCTTGAGCATGTCCTCAGTAATGAAGCACCACTCAGCGTCCGCCCCGCACGGATCTTGGATCAGCGGGTCCATATAGACACTGAAGCTATTGCGTACGCGAGCGATCTTGATGTCTTGATCAAAACTATCTTCGTAGCAATACTCGGTCAGGATACGAATGTAGCCCTCACCGTAAGTTACTTGGTTCTCGCACGCCGTGTCATAAGCGACGTCAGCGTCTGACATGTACTCAATGTGCCGCACAATACCGTCGAGCACCTCAGCGACCTCTACGTCAGCCTGATCATTGACGGGTATGACCTTGCCGCTTGGTCGGTTCTGGCGCTGCTCGTTGGTTACCTGCCTTACGTGCTGCGGCAGCTTGTTGATCGTCAGGCACGGTCTGGCGTTGACCGTCTGCCCTTGCACCGAGCCGCGTGTTGCCAGTACATCTTGCGGCCATTGCCACTGGTTATCAGGCGAGCCTGCCATGAATCGCAAGTCATCTAACTCATCTTCACGGCTTTCCGAGTACGCACCGATCGCCTGCCGCAGTCGATCACGCATCAGTTGCAACGTGTCGCGATGGTCTTTCTGGTCCGGCCCACCGCGTGCAGATACTTTACCTGCGCCCTCGATACCTGTAGGATCTTGTTTAAGCGTTGCCATTATTTTTTCTTTGTTGTCGGTGCTTTTTTAGCAGCTTCGCGCTTTACATCCAAGCAATAAACCCAAAAATTTTGCGCTTTCATTTTTAA